GCCTTGCCGGGCGCGGGCTGATCCCACTGCGCATACTGGGCGCGCTGCGGCGCTGTCGGGACCGGCGGCGGCGGCCCACCCATGTCAGGCCCCCAGTGCCCCTCATCCCAAAGATCGGCCACGCCGGGATCGGGACCGGCAGGTGGCGGCGGCGGCAGCGTGATGACATAGTCGACGGTCGCACCCAGCTGCGGCTGGAACGGCTGCGCATTGGCGGCGGCGAACGACGCCCGCGCCTGTCGCCATGTGATGGTGTTCGGTGGCGAAGCAAACATCTCCCAGCCGCCGACCAAAGTCGCCGTGTACGGCACGCCGTCGTCGTAGCCGGTGCGGTCGGCCTGCATGATGATGCCGCCTTGGGTACCGAAATACATATCGCCGCGCATCCGCACAAAGCAGGTGGCGTCGTAGCCGACGAAGCGGCACCACGCGCCGGTCGCTGCGTTGACGGCGGCGCAGTAGCGGTTGCCGGGATTGCCGCCGGGCCATGTCACGAAGATGCCGCCGTACTCATCCCACTTTTCCATCGTCCACGACCACGCGCGCTTGGCATTCACCTCGTCGCGCCACATCGGCTTGATGGTCACCGTGATCGCCGCCAGATCGAGTTGCGCGCTGTCCTTGGTGATGGCGGCAGAGATCGGCACGATGCCGTCAACGGTCGCGATCAACAGCTCGCCGCCAACCTGCAGGTGCGCGTTCATGCCCATCGGCGCGCCGACGGCGTAGCGCCCCTCCTGCCGCCAGTTCGCGGCATCGGAAGGATTGGTGCCGGTGAAAATCAGTATCTCGCCAAGGTCAGTGACGAAGCAGCATTTCTCGTCAATGCCATCGCCAGCATCGAGCGACCACGTCGCCCCGAACAACAGCTTGCCGCCCTTGGTGGCGGCACCCGCCAGCGGGATCATCGACAGCTGCCCCTGAAACGCATTGAGCGGCAGGTACCATGCGTTCATGGTGCCGCCCTCGATAAAAAAATATCTGTTCCTGTACTTCCAGACGTAGGTGAGGTTGTGCCCGTTGATGCACGACGGCGGCGGCGTCAGCGCAGGATCAGTGTGGATTTGGTTGGCGTTGAACGTCGTCCACGTCGTGCCGTCGAAATGCAGCAGGTAGTCGCCCGCGTCGTTGGCGACCAGCATGTGGTCGCCGCCTTGGTTCGCCATCTGCGAAGCGACGTAGTTGCCGGATGCCTGCCCCGACTTGATCACGACCGGTGCGCTCGACGTCACGTCGTACAGCTTGGTGGCGTTGCCCGCGTAGATGCGCTGGTTGTTGCCGGATGCAAAGCGGAATGCAGAGATGACCGGCGTGGTTTCGGGCAGCACGCTCCAGCGGGTGCAGCCGCCGCGCAGCTTGACGCCCTTCATGGTCGGCACCCAGTTGTCCATGATCAGCGCCGCACCCGGCTGCATGTAACTTTCGTTCTCATTCAAGACCAGCCCGCGCGTCGGCGCGGGGATCGTGATCGCCTGCAGCTGCTGGGCAACCTGCTGCGGCACCGGCTGGCGGCGGAAGGCCTGATGCAGGCTCATGTCGGCACCGGCCACGGGTAGGCGACGTTGACGGTCTTTGACGCAGGCCCACGGTCAATGATGATCGGAGACGGACTGTCCTTGCCCATCGCGGTCTGCAGCGCATCGCCGTAGGTGCCCATGTCCTCGGCGTAGGCGGTGCCCTTCTGCGCCTTCCACTGCCAGATCATGCCCAGCTTCAACAACCGCTCATCGAGCGCAAAGCTGTCGCCGTCATCGGTGAAGCTGTCGCCGACGCCGCCCGACTTCAGCGCCACGCAGTTCTTGTCGAGATAGGCGAAGGTCGCCGTGACGCCGACCGCCATCACCGGCCAGATCAGCATCTGGCCGCCGACAATCGTCCACTCGCCCCACGCCGAGAAGCGGTTCAGCGCCCGGCGCTGTATCCACTCGTCGGTGTCGGGGATGAAGATCATCGGCTGCAATGCTGTGGTCGAGCGCCACACATTGGCGGTGAGCAGCATGCGCTTGTAGTTGGCCGGGAGGTCGAACGCGCTCTTGACGCCGTCGCCCGTGAACAGGTTGGTCTTTTTCAGTTTCGTCCAGTCGCGGGTGTCGTAGGCGATCCGCTGTGCCATCTCGTTGGCGAGCGACAGCATCTCCTGCATGGTTCTGGTGCCGGTGATGTTGGTGAACACGCTCGATGGCTGGATCACGCCAACCACGGAGCAGACATCCTTCACCACCGACAGCAGCGTCATGTCATGCCGCCTTCTCGGTCTTGGCGTCCATCGCCATCCGCACCAGCGTCTTGCGCGCCAGCGATCCGTGCGGCGCGTGCCCGGTGTTCGCGGTGATGTAGTCGCGCAGTTCCTTATCAGACATCGCCTCGAACTCCTGCTCGACGCGCTTGAGGCCCTCGATGTCCTGCTGCAGCGCCATGTTCTTGGCGCGCAGCGCTTCCACCTCGGCCTGCAGCTGCAGCGTCGGCACGTTCGACTTCGCGTTCTCGATGAACTCCATCGCGGCGTTCTTCAACTCGCGCCCGCCTTGGCCAATGTTCTTCAGTTCCTGCCCGTCGAGGGTGGCGAGTGCTTCCACCGTGTAGATGTTGAGCGCACGCAGTTCGGCGCGGCGCGCCTCGGTGAGGAACGGCGCATGCGCCAGCGGCGTGCCGCTCTTGGTCTGCGCCGACTGCGCCTTGAACTGGCGGTACTGCCGCGAGAAGCGTTCGGCGTAGGTGTACTTCACCTGAAAGCCGGTCTCGGGATCGGGCCGCCAGCCGCACACCTCCAGCGCCGGATGCACGCTGTAGTCCCGCGCGCCGGGTCGGCGGATTTCCACCACCTCGACGTCGTCGCAGATCAGGCGGCCTGCCTCGCGGCTCTTGGCCTCGTTGGGTTCGGCGTGATGACGAAACAGCACCAGCAGTACGTCGTCGGGGTCTTGCGTGGCAGGCATAGATACTCTCCCAAAGGAAAAGGGGCCGCCGGATTGAGGCGACCCCTTGGTTGATCAGGCAGCAGGATTGCTGTCGTACATGCGCCAGTTGAACAGCGGATTGACCATCGTCAGTTCGCCCATCCACCCGATGAACTGGGCGATGGCGTCTTTATCGATGGGCATCTGGCCGTCGCCCTCGAACAGCTTGTCGAAGTTGCGGTTCGGGTGATAGCGCAGACGCAGGCTGTCGGTGTTGATGCCGAACGTGGTGTTCGCTGGCATGTTCGAGCCGATGCCGCCGTCGAGAACGATCTCGGCACGCTTGCCGCCGCCGATGTACTCCAGTGCGGAGAAGCCCAGCTTGCCGAGAGAGGTCTCGTTCTGCTGGCGCTGGATCGCAATGGTGGCCGCATCGTAGGCCGCATAGTGTTCCGGCGACATGATCAACAGGTCGGCGTAGTCGCGGCCACGCGAGCGGTTGGTCATGATGTAGTTCAGCATCGGGCGGATCGTGGTCGAGGTCACCTGCGTCGAGCCTGCCAAGAACGAGTGCGCGTCGAAGGTCGAGGTGCGCCAGATCGTGGCGCTGCCACGGTCGATGCCGCCGTAGACACCGGAGTTGGTGGTGATCGGGATCGCGGTCGCAAGGCCAGTGATCTGCTTGCCGCCGTTGGCGGTGCCGTCACTGTAGAGACCGGCATCCATGGTGTCCTGTAGCGCCCGCTCGGCAGCGTCGATATAGCTGTCGTACACGTCCATCAGCTGCGCTTCGCCTTCGTTGTTCAGGATTTCCTGCATCGAGAGAATGACAGGAACGACCACCATCTTCGGATCGAAGTAGGCGTCGTTGAACAGATCGATGGCGGGATTGAGCAGCTGGTCGTAGCCGGAATACCACTGCGCGACCTGCTTGCCGATCTGCAGCGTCTGGCGGATGCGCGGACCCGAATAGGTCTGCCAGAGACCTTTTCGCCGCATCACGGCGAGAAGGGCGTTGTTGTTACTCACAAGGTCTTGGTAGCCGGAAGAACGATCTTCCAGCGCCATCGACAAAATCTGCTGATAAGCAGCATTCGAGGTGACGTTGGGCATAATTGCCGCTCCACATGATCAGGGTTTATGTGCCGCTCCCGACGCGACGGATCGCGTTCTGGATTGCGTCACGACGACCGACAGGTTGCT